AAGAATATCGCAAGTGTGCGTTAGACCCAATCTACTTTATGAAAAAGTATTGTGTCATTCAGCATCCGGTGAGAGGAAAAATACCCTTTCACCTTTATCCATTCCAGGAGGATTGTTTAACAGACTTCAAAGATAATCGTTTTAACATTATTCTTAAATCTCGTCAGTTGGGTCTATCGACTCTATCTGCAGGATTTATTTTATGGAAGATGTTATTCAACCAAGACTTCAATGCGTTGGTAATTGCAACCAAAGTAACTGTTGCAAAGAATCTGGTAGAGAAGGTAAGAGTTATGCACGACTTACTTCCTATTTGGTTAAGAGATGGTGGTAGTTCATCGGTTGAAGATAACAAACTTTCCCTTAAATTAAAAAATGGTTCACAAGTAAAAGCAATCGCAAGTTCTCCAGACGCAGGCCGTTCGGAAGCATTGTCATTGTTAGTTGTGGATGAAGCTGCATTCATTAGAGACATTGATGAGATTTGGTTATCTGCACAATCAACCCTATCAACGGGTGGTTCTGCAATTGTATTGTCTACTCCAAATGGTATCGGTAATTGGTTCCATAAAATGTGGGTAGATGGTGAATCTGGCCAAAACGGATTTAATAATATCAATTTACATTGGACTGTTCACCCTGAAAGAAATCAGGCATGGAGAGATGAACAAACTCGTATCTTAGGAGTAAAAGGTGCAGCACAAGAATGTGATTGTGACTTTGTTGGTTCTGGTGATACGGTATTTGAACCTGCATTACTGACTTGGTATAAGGACACATATGTAATGGAACCTGTTGAAAAGAGAGGGTTTGATAGTAATTTGTGGGTATGGGAACATCCTAATTATAATAGAAGTTATATGATATCTGCCGATGTCGCTAGAGGTGACGGAGCCGACTATTCTACTGCACAAGTAATTGATATTGAAGATTCTTCACAAGTTGCAGAATATAGAGGTAAAATTGACACAAAAGATTTCGGTAATTTTCTTACAGCATTGGCAACGGAATATAATAATGCATTGTTAGTAATTGAAAACTCAAATGTCGGATGGGCATGTATTCAACAAGTAATTGATAGAGGATATCCAAATTTATTCTATATGAGTAATGATTTACAATATATAGATACTCAAAGACAGATGTCAAACAAATATTATAGAGACGAAAGACAAATGGTTGCCGGATTTTCAACAACATCTAAAACCAGACCACTTATCATTTCTGCATTGGACACATATATGAATGATAAAGATATTTTAATTCGTTCAAATAGATTGATAGATGAAATGTTTACATTCATTTGGCATAGTGGTAGAGCAGAAGCAATGAAAGGATATAATGATGACCTTATTATGGCATTGGGTATTGGACTATGGGTTCGTAATACTGCACTTCGTTTAAAACAAGAGGGAATTGATTTGACAAAAAATATGTTAAACGCAACAACAATTAACTCAAATCAGGGAGTTTATTCTTCAAATTGGCAAAATCAAACAAATCCATACGAAATGGAAGTTCGTAAGGGAGAAATAGAAAACCTAACTTGGTTACTTAAGTAATTTTTTTATATTTATATGTTGAAACTATCATAAATGAATGAAGATTTAAATAAGTGGTTTAAAGAAAAATGGGTGAACATCGGCAAAAAAGTTGATGGCAAACACCCACCATGTGGAACTTCAGGAGAAAAAAATGGTTATGCAAAATGTGTTCCAGCTGCAAAAGCTGCCGGAATGAGTAAAAAAGAAAAAGAATCTGCAACTCGTAGAAAAAGAGCTGCACAAAATAAAGCTGGAAGAGGTGGTAAAGATAGTAGTGGACAAGGTAAAACTCCAATATATGTCTCAACTAAGAAAAACGAAAATATGAATATAGAAGAAAAACTAAATTTATTTTTAGAAAAGAATTGTCCAACTGACCCTGGTAAATGGGCAGCATCAAAGGCAGCAGCAAAATCTAAATTCGATGTTTATCCATCTGCATACGCAAATGGTTGGGCATCTAAGAATTACAAAGGTAAAGGTGGTGGATGGAGAAAATGCAATGAAAGTATACAAGAAGCAAATGCATTAGATGAATGTTGGGATGGATATAGAGAGATTGGTGGAAAAATGAAAAATGGTAAAATGGTTCCAAATTGTGTTCCTGTAAAAGAGGATATCAATAGTGATGATGATGTTAATAATGGTTTAGTTGAACCTGAAGAATATGATGTAGATAATTATGATGATTTTAAAGACTTTATAGAATACATAAAAGAATACAATAAAGAATTATCAGAAGCAACTTGTCCTTGTTTAACTGAAGCAGAATATCAAGGTAGAAATGTTCCGTTAGGTAAACCAATGAGAGGTGATGTAAAGAAATTTAAAGTATATGTAAAAAACCCTGCAGGTAATGTAGTAAAGGTAAACTTTGGACATGGTGGAACATCTGCAGCGGCTAAGGGTGAGAAAACGATGAAGATAAGAAAATCTAACCCAAAGGCGAGAAAATCGTTTAGAGCTAGACACAATTGTGCAAATCCAGGACCAAGAACAAAAGCAAGATATTGGAGTTGTAGAAAATGGTAAATTTGGAAAAGTGGAAAATTTTTCATATATTTAGAAAAATAGAATTATATAAAAATGGCAGATAAATCAATATTTAGTAGGTTACAAAAATTATTTTCAACAAATACTATTGTTAGAAAAACGGCGAAAGGAATCAAAGTAGTAGATACCGATGAGTATCAAAACATGACTACTAACCTCGTTGACCGTTTTATGAAACTAAAAGTTACAAATTACGGAACTGGACAAGTAGAATCTTCATTAGCATATCAACAAGTTAGAATTGATTTGTTTAGAGATTATGACTCAATGGATACAGACCCAATTTTATCATCAGCATTAAATGTTTATGCAGACGAATGTACTGCAAGAAACGAATTCGGTAGTGTATTAAAGATACATCATGAAGATGACCAAATCAAACAAGTATTAGAAAATTTATTTTACGATACACTTAATGTTGAATTTAACTTATGGCCATGGGTTAGAAATTTGGTTAAATATGGTGATTTTTATTTACAATTAGAAATGGCAGATGAATTTGGTATTGTTAATACAAATCCATTATCCGTATATGAAATGAGTAGAGTTGAAGGATTTGACCAAGAAAATCCACAAAGAGTTAAATTTGTATACGCACCATATCAAAATCCAAATAGTGGATATTCTCAAAATAATAAAAAAGAATTTGAAAACTACGAAATTGCACACTTTAGATTAAATGGTGATGCAAACTTCTTACCTTATGGAAAATCTATGTTAGAAGGTGCTAGAAGAGTTTGGAAACAATTGATGTTGATGGAAGATGCAATGTTAATCCACAGAGTTATGAGAGCTCCTGAAAAGAGAATCTTTAAAGTGGATGTTGGTAATATTCCACCAAATGAAGTGGATAACTACATGCAAAAGATTATTAACTCATCTAAAAAAGTTCCATTTGTTGACGAAAGAACTGGTGAGTATAACTTAAAATATAATATGCAAAACTTAATTGAAGATTATTACATGCCAGTTCGTGGTAGTGATAATGGAACTTCAATTGATACCCTAAAAGGTTTAGAATATAATATGATTGATGATATCAATTATTTAAAAAATAAATTGATGTCAGCTTTACAAATTCCAAAAGCATATTTAGGATACGAAGAAGATACCAATGGTAAAGCAACTCTTGCAGCAATGGATGTTAGATTTGCAAAAACAATTGAAAGAATTCAAAGAGTAATTGTATCCGAATTAACTAAAATTGCAATCGTTCACTTATATGCACAAGGAATTGAAGATGATAGATTAACTGCTTTCACATTAGAATTAACTATTCCATCTAAAATATACGAACAAGAAAAGGTTGAATTGTATACATCAAAAATAGCATTGATTCAACAAATGCAACAAACCAAAATGGTTTCAAAAGAATGGATGTATAAGGCTATATTAAATATGGCTAAAGATGAACAAGATGAAATGACAATGCAAGTATTAGATGATACAAAACAATCATTCCGCTTAACTTCTATTGAAACTCAGGGTATGGACCCGGCTAAACCAACCGGAACCGAAGGTACGACAAATGTTGAAGAAGAGATAGATAATATCAATTTAGAATTAGCAAATGAAGACGAAGGTGGTAGACCTAAAGACCCTACGAGATATGGTAAAGATGACCATCCACAAGGTAGAGACCCATTAGGTATTAAAACACTTAAACAAAAAGAAGGTTCTGTAAAATATAAACCCAGAGAATCATATACTGAGATATTTAAAGATATGAAGGGTAATAAAAAAAAGATTTTAACAGAGAATTTAACAAAAAAGTAATAAAGTAATATAAAAACATATTTATATCTGATAAATAATATCAATTGATGAAAAAAATAAAGCATTCAAAGTTTAAAAATACCGGATTTATATTCGAATTATTAGTAAGACAAATCACGTCCGAAATAATGTCTAATAACAAATCTGTTGCAGAAAAAATTTTAAAAGAACATTTTAATTCAAAAAAAGAATTATCTAAAGAATTGAAATTATATCAATATCTTGTTAATGAAAAATACAATTCAGAATCAAAAGCTGAACAGTTCATCAACACAATATTAGAAGCTCGTAAAAGATTAGATGAAACTAAACTTACAAGAGAAAAATATAATCTTATTAAAGAAATTAAAGAAACTTATAATTTAGATGAATTTATAAAATCATCTATTTCAAATTATAAAACTCTTGCATCTATTTATAAAATATTTGAAACCGTTACATCGGTAGAACAATTTGACCCAACTGATATCGTTTCATCTCGTTTTACAATTGCAGAAAATATAATCAACTCATCTATTGAAAATAAAGATGTAAAAATTAAAGATGCAGTTTTAGAAGAATATAGAAAACAAGATGAAGATTTAAGAGCGGTATCTTATAAATTATTAGTAGAATCTTTTAATAGTAAATACAAAAATCTAACCGAAGACCAGAAAGGATTATTAAGAGAATATATTAACAACATCAATAACACAGGTAAATTGAATCAATATGTTAATGAAGAAGTAACTAAATTAGTAGATTCATTAAAAGAAGTTGGTTCTAAAATTTCTGACAAAGTTACTAAAATTAAATTAGCAGAAACAATTGCAAATGTTAGAAAAATTAAATCTGTAAAAAAGATTAAAGAACAACATTTATCTGCAATGATGATGACATATGAACTATTAGGTGAACTAAAACAATCGATTAAAAAATAAAATTATGAGTGTAAATTATAGAGCATATAACGCAAAATTAGTAACATCTGGTTCTGCCGCATTAATAGATAGAGTGTGGGGTGTGTTACCTGTGAGTGGTGTGACCGGTACAATTACTTTAGAAGGTAATACAACCATTTCATTGGCACATTTAACAGCAGGAGAACCTTTTCCTTGTTATGTAAAAAGTATTTCAGTAACCAATGGTGGTTCTGTTTATGTATTAGCTTAATATTATCAAAATGCCAGCAGTATCAAAAGCACAACAACGATTTATGGGTATGGTTCATGCAGCTCAAAAAGGTGATATGGAAAATCCATCACCAGAAGTTGCAAAAGCAGCCGATTCAATGTCTGACAAAGATGCTAAAGACTTTGCATCAACTAAACACAAAGGATTGCCAAATAAAGTTAAAAAAGAATCAATCATAAAACTTAAAGAAATTATTAAGGGAATGATTGACGAAATGAATACTACTGCAAATGTACAAGGATATAATACTCCAAATGCATTCGGTAAAAAAGGTAGCGAGAAAAAAACTGCAAAGAAGGCTGCAAAACTAACAGGATATAGTGTAGTTAATGAGAATCGTTGGATTGAATTAAAAAAAGAAGATTCTCCTGCATATGTAAAAGTTAATAAAGGAATATCTAATATCAATAAACAACTTGCAGAAATTGAAAAATTTATGGGTTGGTATGGTAGATTGAAACAAGAGAATGGAGTAAGTAATCAAAATTTCTGGAAAAGAACGAATAAACATATTTATACTATAAAAGAAAGATTACTTAAATTAGAACAACAAATCAGAAAAATAGCACAATAAAATGAATTTAGAAGAATTAAAAAACATTGTTAGAGAAGTATTAGACGAGCAAACAAATGACTACGAAAAGTTTTTTAAGCGTATGCTTTCAAAAACAGGTCATTCATTAAAGGATATGTCTCCTAAAGCAAAATCTAAATTCTTTATTGCAGTTGATAAAGCTTATAAAGCTAAGAACGAAGGTAGATTAAAAGGATATAACGAAGACTTACCTGGAAACCAAGATGTATTGGATGTAGATAAAGATGGTGAAATTGAGGCATCTGATTTGGCATCATTAAGAAATAAGAAAAAGTAATGAATAAAGGATTACTAATAGAAACTCACTTATTTGAGGCAAAGCTTCAAAAAGAAGAAAATGGAACTTATTTGGTTAAGGGTATCTTGCAAAGAGCAGGTGCTCCAAATCAAAACCATAGAAGATATCCAAAAGAAATCTTAGAAAGAGAGTGTATGAAATATGAAACTCTTATTAAAGAAAGAAGAGCATTGGGTGAATTAGACCATCCTGAGTCTCCAGTTATCAACCTAAAGAATGTATCACACAATATTAGAGAAATTTGGTGGGAAGGTGATGATGTTTGTGGTGTGGTAGAAATTCTTTCAACTCCATCTGGTAATATCTTAAAAGAATTATTGAAGAACAATATTCGTTTAGGTATTTCATCAAGAGGATTAGGTTCAGTAAAAAATATGAATGATGGGACTGTAATGGTTCAGGAAGACTTTGAATTAGTTGGATGGGACTTTGTATCAAATCCGTCAACACATGGTGCATTTATGGCTCCTATGAACGAAAGTAAACAATGGGCAAAAGTAGCTGAGGAATGTGGTAAGTGGTGCAAGTCACAAGATTTAATGAGAGAAATTATAATAGAATTAAACTAATAAGATGATAAAGTTAAAAGATTTAATGAAAGAAAATGAAGAATTTCAACAATTGCCTTCAAACTTAAAGAAGCATTTTTTGGAAATTATTTCAACATATGGTCAACACAGAGAAGGAATAAGTAGAAAATCTGACATTAGACAAGTTGCAGAAACATTAGGTGCAATTGCAGACGCTGCACAAGAATACACTTTGAGAGAAGGTGATGATTGGTTTGATAGAGTGACTATTAAAAGAAACATGGGTGAATTGAAAAAACTACAAGGTGCATTTGAAAAAGAAGCTAAAGAAGCATCTCAACAACAACAAAGATTGGAAGCACTTTATGAAGATATGGGAAATGTATTGGGTAGATATTTTGAAATTGCAGACATTTCTGAAGATGTTATGAAAGAAAGATTAGGAATAAAATAAAAAAACAAATTGGAACAATTAGCATCATTATTATTACATAGTAGAACACAGGCACATTCGTTTCATTTAGGACAAAGAGGTGTTGGTTCTTTATCTGCACATTTAGCATTGGGAGCATACTACGATTCAATTGGTGGTTTGGTAGATGGTTTAGTAGAAGCATATCAAGGACAATATGGTTTAATCAAATTACAACCTGTTAGTGGTTTAGATACAAACAATGATGTCAAAAATGTAATCAGTTATTTCGACAAATTGATTGCAGCAGTTGCAAAATTGAGACAAGACAAAAAATTACAAATGAGTTGGTTACAAAACGACATAGATACGGTTGTAACTTTATTATACTCAACAAAATATAAATTGGTTAATTTACAATAGAAGGATGTTAATAGTTAGTGTTAAAGGTGGAAATATAGAGTGGGCATTAAAGGACTATAAAAGAAAAGTTCAGTCCACAAAACAAATAGAAGAACTTAGAGATAGAAAGAATTTTACTAAACCCTCTAAGAGAAAACGGTTACAAAGAGAAGAAACTATAAGAAAAAACAAATTATTTTAGTAGTTTTCTTTAGTTTTCTAAAAAATTTACATATTTATTATCAAATATCTCATTTTTTATTATGAGATTATAAGACATCGTTGGTTAATGAATACCCTTCTCTATAAGGTGTGACCGAACAACCAACATAATTACATTGGAGTTTCTTATACGAAATAACTTCACAAACAAAACATAAGGAGAAAACAAGATGGCAAATTCAAAATTATTGAAAGAAGCAATCGCTGACGCTAAAGCCGTTAAAGAAACTGCATTAGCTAACGCAAAATTGGCTCTTGAAGAGGCTTTCACTCCAAGACTTCAATCTATTTTAAGTCAAAAGCTACAAGCTGAGGCAGAAATGGAAGATGAAGAGAAGGATGAAACTAATGAAGAGTTAAGCTCAACTGGTATCGGGTCTAAAGTAGACGGTGGATACGCTGAGACTCCAGGTTCACAACCAACTTTAGATGCAATGACTGATTTATCAGTTGGTGTAAAAAAAGATGCTGGAAAACCTGAACAAGCTGGTACTGACTATAAGAAAGTAGCAGACATTTCTGAAGAAGAAAATCCTTTCGCTGATGACGCAGCTGGTGATGACAAAGATGCAAAAATTGCAGAATTGGAATCTAGAATTGCAGAATTAGAAGGTGGTGATTCAACTGAAGACGAAATGGGTGGAGATGATGAAATGAACATGGATGACATGGGTATGGATTCAACTGACGACCAAATGGGTGATGATTCTATGGATATGGATTCATCTGATGAAGAATCAGAAGATGATATGGACTTAGAAGCAATCATCAGAGAATTAGAAGCACAATTGGAAGGTGACGACCAAATGGATGCAACTGAAGAACCGGCAATGGACGAAGCTAAAGAAGATGAAGAATCTAAAATGGATGAGGCTAAAGAAGATGAAGAATCTAAAGTAGACGAAGCTAAAGAAGATGAAGAAAAATCTGAAATGGACGAAGTTATTGACTTGGAAGAAATCTTAAGAGAAATGGAAGCTGACTTAACAAACGAAGCTGAAGAATCTAAAGATGACGAAAAAGAAGAAGAATTGAAAGAAGCATATTCTACAATTAAATCTTTACAAAAAACTATTAACGAAGTAAACTTATTAAACGCTAAGTTATTATTCGCTAATAAATTATTCAGAGCTCACAACATGACTAACGAACAAAAAGTGAAAGTGATTGAAACTTTGGATAGAACAAACTCAGTAAGAGAAGTTAAATTGGTTTACTCTACATTAGCAGAGAATTTCAAATATACTTCAATTTCTAAAACAGCTAAAAAATCAATCACAGAAGGTATTGCTTCTAAAGTAGTTAAATCAACTGCTCCAAAGACTGAAGTTAAGCAAGTAATTGCTGAATCTGCAGACTTCTCTGATAGATTTAAGAAATTAGCAGGTATCATTAAATAAACAAAAACAAATAAATTCATTAAAAATGGACTTAAAACAAATTATGACTGGCGCAAACCCTCAATCAGTAATGCTTGAGCAAACAAGAGGTTTGAAAGCTAAGTGGGAAAAAACAGGATTGTTAGAGAACGCAGGTTCAGAAACAACTAAGCATGGTATGGCAGTAATGTTAGAAAACCAAGCAAAACAATTATTAGACGAAGCTACAAGAACAGGTACATCTGCAGGTTCTGAAGAGTGGGCTGGTGTGGCATTACCATTGGTAAGAAGAGTTTTCGGAAGCATCGCTTCTAAAGAATTCGTTTCTGTACAACCAATGAACTTGCCTTCAGGTCTTATCTTCTACATGGACTTTAAATATGGTTCAAACCCAGCGGGTAATCCAAACTTTACTGGTTCTTCATTGTTCGGTAATAGTGGAACTTTTGGTAAAGATTCTTTAGATGCAAACACAAACAAATTAGGTTCAACTCAAGCAGCTGAAGGTGGTTTGTATGGTGCAGGTAGATTCGGATACACTATCAATAATCAAACATCTGCTGTAGTTGCAACTATTGCTTCTGCATCTTTAGCAGACCTTTCTTATGATTTATCTGATTCTACTGTTTCTGCATCTTATGCAGCTGACAAATTAAGAAAATTAACGGTAGCATTACCTGCAGGTGCAGATTGGAATGGTGTAAGAGCATTTGAATTAATTCATTCTGGTTCTGGATATGTAACAATTCCTGAATTGACGGTTAAAAATGGTTCAAACGTATCATTTGTTGCATCGTATACTTCGGCTAACCCATTAGCAGGTTTTGCAACAGTTGGTACAACTTTGTATTACCACGCTCAACCTACAGCAGCTTTAAGAGGTGACTTCGAAGATAGAGGTAATGATTTAGCTATCCCAGAAATCGAATTAGAATTGAAATCTGAGCCTATCGTTGCTAAGACAAGAAAATTAAAAGCTATTTGGACTCCTGAATTAGCTCAAGACTTAAACGCTTACCATAGTGTAGACGCTGAAGCTGAGTTAACTCAAATGTTGTCTGAGTACATCTCTTTAGAAATCGACTTAGAAATCTTAGAAATGTTACAACAAAATGCTTTCACAACTGACTACTGGTCTTCTAAAGTAGGATATGACTGGAATGGTGCTGGATTCTCTATTGATTCTTCAGCAGCAGCAGCATCTGCTTACACTAAGAGTACTTGGTATCAAACTTTAGGTATCAAATTACAAAAGGTATCTAACAAAATCCATCAGTTAACAATGAGAGGTGGTGCTAACTTCGTAGTAGTATCTCCAAACGTTGCAACTATATTGGAATCAATGAATGGTTTCTCTGCTAACCCAGGTAAAGACGCTTTATCTTTCGCAGCAGGTGTTTCTAACATCGGTTCTATCTCTAACAGATATGACGTTTACAAAAACCCATACATGACTGAGAACGTATTATTAATGGGCTTCAAAGGTTCTAACTTCTTCGAAACAGGAGCAGTTTACGCACCATATGTACCATTGATTATGACTCCATTAGTTTATGACCCAACTAACTTCACTCCAAGAAGAGGTGTTATGACTAGATACGCTAAGAAAATCGTAAGACCTGAGTTTTACGGTAAGATTATCGTTGACGGTTTAGATACTCTTTAATCTTTGAGTAGATTTTAGTAGTTAAAACTAAAAACATATAAAAAGGGGAAGTAGAAATACTTTCCCTTTTTTATTTTATATTTATAGTAAATTATCATACAATGGCATATCCTGAACCACGTTATCATAGACAAGAAACTGCAAAAGAATATACAAAAAAATATAGTTTAGATGCAACCGATGAAATTGCTATGAAGCAAGAAGATGGTTTATTGGGATATCTAAATGCTGGTATATTGGCAACAACGGGTTCAAACCAATTAATAGGAACACAAATTATAAGTGGTAGTTTACAATTAAGTGGGTCATTTTATGTTAATGGTCATAAACAATACAATTATGGTCAATTCTACGATTTAAATTCACAAAGTGGTTCATCAGGTTCTATTCAATCAATGCAAATTAGAACGACAGACTTATCAAACGGAGTATCAATAGTAAGTGGTTCACAAATAAAAGTAGAAAATGCCGGAGTTTATAATTTACAATTTAGTTCTCAATTAGAAAATAATGCAAATGTTAATATAGTATTTTATATTTGGTTTGCAAAAAATGGACAAAATATTGCAAATTCAAATACTCACG